TTAGTTGTTCCTTTTACTACTGGAAGGATTTTCTCGACTTTACCAGTTACCTTAAATTCACTCATATTTATTTATTTAGTTATTAATAAAAATTTTTCTACGCAACCACGCACTTTTTGTTAGTCTTTCTTTTTCAGCTTGTTCTTCAACAAAATTATTATCTTTTTCTGATAATCTTATAGCCAATATTTTTCCTTTTATATTTTTCATATTTATTTATTTAAAATTAAGAAAATCTATTAAATTGTTTTCTTTTATTTCTTTGTTATTTAAAAAACACTTGCCATCTTCAAAACCATTTTTTTGAAATGTAATTAAATGTGTTCCGTAAAATTTCCAGTCTTTAGAAATGCCTTTTTTAATCCATTTGTCTAATAAATTTAGCATTAATCTTTGGTCTTGTTTTACTTCTGCATTGTGGCTTTTTAATTCTACAAACATAATGTTTTTATTTATTTTATGCCATAGAATAAAATCCAAATCATAACACCTAAAACCTGTATATGAATCATCTAAATTATTTCTTATCCATTTACTAAAATATAAGTCATTTTCTCTATTATTTGTATTTTCCTTTTTAGTCATTATATTAATGCTTTAGCAATATTAAATGTTTTTTCATCTATTTCAGCACCAATTACATTTCTACCTTTTTCTCTTGCAGCAATCATTGTAGTTCCACTTCCAGCAAAAGGTTCTAATATAGTATCTCCTTTTTTAGTAAACATCTCTATTAAATAAGCAACACCACTTTTACTTTGTTGCCAGTCGTGACCATTCTTTTCTCTTTGTTCTGAAATAAAATAATCTTGGAATGTATTTTCTATTTTCTTTTTTCCATTTTGAAAAATTAAAACTGGTTTCCATCTACACATCAAATTTATACCATTAACTATTTGTGTTTGTCCTTCGTGATATACTGCAAAAGTCCAATAATAATCTAAATTTTCGCACATTCTATTCATAACTTCTGGTAGATACATCTGTCCAGAATAAGCAACACAATAACCATTTGGTTTTAAAACTCGTTTAGCAACTCTTGATAATTTACTCCACACTTTAATAAATTCTTTTGGATATGGTGGGTCTGTTATTATACAATCAATAGAACCATCAGGAATATCTTTAAACACTTCTTCAAAATCTCCAAGCCTTAAATCAACGTCTATTTGTTTTGTTTTGCCTATTTCTTCAAGCCTGCTTCTTTCTGTTTCTTTTTTCTCTTTCTTTTCTTCTTTCTTTATTTCTTTATAGGCAGCATTAATGCTTACTTCGCCAGTAGATAACTTTTCCTTTACTTCTTCACTTGCTTTTTCTTGTATCTTTTTTACTTTGGCTATTGTATCGTGTGAAACTGATGCAACTTTAGAAAGTTCTTTTTTAGTATCAATAACCGCTTTGTCAGATTTCTGACGAACCGCTCCACCAGCTTCTTTTTGTTTTTCTTTTGCTTTCTTACTAAAAACATCTTCAAGTTCTAATGCCAAAACACTTCTTTGGTAGTTACTTAAATTTCTTCTACCAAATTGGTTTAATATCATCCATTCCTTTACTGCTTCTTCATCTTTAAAATATTTGTTTTCAGTTTCATATTCTAAATTCCAACGTTTAGAAATTTCAAACCTATTATGTCCATCTATAATAAAACCATTCCAAGTAAGTATTTTTTCTCTTATACCTTCAGCTAAACAATTATCTTCTAATTGCTTAAATTCTTCAGTTGTTAATGGTGGTATTAACTTTTTAAATTCTTCTTTTATTTTCATATTATTTCTTTTTAAAGTCATCTGATTCATCTTCGCCAAATACTCCTAATTTATAAAATCCAGTTAACTGTAAAATTGCTCTACTTTTACATCTCTTTTCTGCCATTTCTGCGATATAAAAACTGTTGCAATTACCATCTTTATAGCTATCTCCTTTTAATGCTGAACCAAAAGTTTCTATTATTATGTTTGGTTTTGTTGTAATATATGCAATTGCTTTCATTACTGCAAATTTAGGTTCACATCTTATAACCTCATAATTAATCGTAATATTTTCTTTTGCTTGTATTTTCTCTATGCCTTGTCTTGTGATAATAACATAGTGCTGGTGCTTGTAAACATCCTCTTTTTGTAGTTCGTACTTATTGTAAAGTTCCACTAATTTGTCTCTGTCCATTCTGTTTATATTAAATTACTAATTTCAAGAAGTGCCTTTAGTTCTTCTATTTTGTTTTGTAAGGCTTCTATTCTAAACTCGTATTGAGTTATCAGTTCGTTTGTTACTTGGTCTGAAAAGTTTGTGTTCATTATACTATATTTATTAATAATGATTTAACTTCAACTAATCTTTTGTACAATGCCACTTGTGTAAATACATCTGAATTAATAGTTGCAAACTTTAATTTGCCTTCCAAGTCTTTTACTTCTGCTTTTAAATCGTCTTTTTGTGTTTTCATTTTATTTCTGTTTTATTAATGTTTTACAAATATATAACAAATAACTTAATAAAAAAAATATAAAACAAAAAAAAAGAAGCTGCATCCATCGGAAAATTTTTGCAACTCCTTTTACTATTAGTAATAGACCGAATACAAATATATTAAAAAACATTTAATAAACAAAAAAAAGGATATAAAATTAATTATACCCCTTTAAACAAAAACAGAAAGTTCAAATATAGTCTTTTAAAAACTATCTACCAAATCTTTATACTTTAATATCATTTCTTCTATTTCAAAGTCTGCAAGTTTAATTGTTTCTTTAGCCTTAAAATATAATTCTTCAGCAGTACCATCACCATATTTTTCATCCAAGTATTTACCAAACAAGAACTGCTCACCGTATTTAAAAACATTGCAACCTGCACATTGTACTTGACAGTTTAATTCTAACCATCTTGTTGAATAGTGTTTACGTGATTGAAAATGTCCGTTCTGAAGTTTCTTCCAATGGTCTTTCTTTCCACAGGTAAAGCAAGTTGTTTCTCCAAATTCATCTGCATCTTTTAATCTTATATACTGGCTAAAGACTGCATCTAATTTTTTAACTAATTTACTTCTTGTTAATTTTTTTGACATTTTACTTTTTTATTTAAAAAAAAAATAATAACTTTGAATTTTTTAATTACTTCAAATATATATAAATTTATATTAAATATAAAAAAAATAATAATTATAAAGAAATATTAAAATAAAATAATAAATATTATTAAAATAAAAATAATGATTTTTGAAATGTATTCTATTTATTTTGAGAAATATATTTAAATTTTTCTACACCTCTGCTGCCAAAATAAGCAACATAAACAGTAATTAAAAGACTTTTAAGAAGTTCTATCCATTCATTACTTACACCAAAATCAATATTTAAAGAATCTAACACAATTAAGAACACAGCTGATACTGTAAGAAATATTAATGTCATCGGTCTTGTGTTTTTAGATAACCAACTATCGCTTGACATATCACTTGTCCACCTTTTAGAAACCTCTTGCATCTCCACAATATCCATTTCAAGCAGTTTTAAGGCTTCTTCTTTGTTTTCTGGTGTTATACCATCATCACCTTTAATAAGTTTACCTACCATCCTTAAAACGCCTGCATCGGGTAATAAGTCACTTGCTGCACCTAATAATTCAGGAGCAACATTAGATAAGAACATACCAACTCTTGTTTCTTTAAATTTCTTTTTAGGCTTATTCATCTTTATTCTTATAAAGCAACCACCATTTATGTAAGGTGTAACCGATAGTTAAAAGAAGCAAAATAATTTTCAGGATTACATCTGCGTTTGTCATAGAAAATATAAATGTGCTTGCATTAATAAGTAATAATCTGTAATCTGCTACCATAATCTATGACCAAGTGCGATACACACCCTGTTTTTTAGTTATTAATATTTGATTTCTGTTGTCTTTTTCGTTGTTAAATGATACGTGAAGCCATTTAGGTTCTGAACCAAATTCCCATATAAGCTGGTCGAAATCTAAATTGTCCTTAATCCAATGAAACATCTCAAGATTAGACTTACCACCCATAGAAGTTATATCCATTGCTTGACCTTTTAAATGTGAAGACGTTTTAGAGCCTTTTAAGGCACTATTTAACTTTTCAGACCTAAACATACTATTCACTCTTATAGGAGCATCAACCCATTCTCTTAATGGTTCAAATATCTTTTTAGCCAATAGTTCCATATTCTCAATATGTTCATCACTTGGCTTGTTTGCTATTTTATATTGTTTAGCATAGTTAGAATGAGTTGCTTCCTTATAAGATATGTGTTTACTTATTTTCTTCATCTTTCATTAATTTATAAGAACCATCGTTTAAATCTATGGATATTTTACCATATTTCTTTTCAATAGCTTTCTTATTTGTTTCAGAAGCAAGAGCAAGTTCAGCAAACATATGCGATAAAGTATGTGACTGCGTAGCCAATAAACCTAAATCGTGCAATATTGCTTGTTTCTTTTTCTCTTGTTCTTGTAAATTTTTTAACTCTTCTTTTGTAACTTTCATATTCTTTGTACCTGAAAAACCTTTATTCATTATATTTATTGTTTCTTTCATTTATAAAATATTTAATTACAAATATAGTGATTTTATTCTTGTGGTACTTCTGCACCTATTGCCCATCCTGCAAAAGAATGTGCTGATTTATCACCAGGATACACCTCATAAGCACCCATATCTAAAGTATCGCTTGACATTACATCATAAGCAACCCCATCATAATAAATTGTAGGTGTTAACTCGTGACCATCCTCATCATAGGTAGCAGGAAACTCAACTACTTTACCGATATAAACAACCGCAGCAGTTCCGTTTGTAAATTGCATTGAAGTTACACCCTCTTCGGTTACTTCCTCCCATACTCCTTGAGCGATTAAATAGTCTTTACCTTGTTGTTCGTTGTCAAAAACTGTTTTGTATATTTTCATAATTCTTTTATTTACTCTTGTTGTTTATATGTGTGTAATTGTT